ATCCGCCGATCTCAATATTGCCTTGGTAACGGCTATTGCTATCGACTAGCAGTTTAAATTTGGGTTGTTCCTCAATAGCCACCGGTTCCCATCCTTCCCGTAGTTTGCCGGAAACGTTTCGGGGATCGGCGTTATTTAGAGTTGATACCCTAATCCAACGATACGCAAACCCAGCTTCTTTGTCAGGCTCTGGTAGCAATTCAGGAGGCGTCCACTGCTTGGGGCGCTCATCAATTGATCGAGTCGTCGTATCACGAGGTGTTCTGTTTTCTGCCATTTTAGCTCTCCAGTTTTAAGACTTCTTTAACATATTGTTCAGGTGTAATACCAAGCTTTTTGATGGTATTTAGTTGCGATTGCTTCAACTTGACTCGTTTTGGGCTGGTCGAGCGAGTGGCGGGCGCAACAACTTTCTGAGTTTTCTGTCTAGAAGGCTCTTCTGTTTCGCCAAAATAGTCACTAAATCTACGTCGCATTGTTTTGTCCAATGTAGCGTAGTACTCATCAGACCCTACAACAACGCCATTACGCCGGAGCTTTTCATGTAAACCCAGTGCAGAGGCTGTCATTTCCTCATCCTGACCAAACCAAGGGTTGCGCTCTTGCCACGCAAGCGCCTTTTGATCAATCTGAGGGGCCTGTTGTTGAGTTTTTACTTCATATTGCTGCTCTTGTAAAGGCTGAGGACGATAATTATTCACTTTATCCATCTCGAGTGATGTTTTTGTGATTAATTCTTGTGCCTCTAGGATCCTATCTGTGTCCCCTGATTCATACGCATCTTTGTAAGCTCGCTTTGCTTCCTCAAGACGCATTTGGGTAGATTGTTTAATGGCATCCACATACTGGACTTGGCCATTATTGATCGTTTCCCGCATTTTACGGTTGTCTTCCAGAAGCTTTTTGGCGGCTTCCAGAGCCTGTTGCTGCTCCCTTAGAGCAGCTTCTTTCGCCCGACGCTCGTCATGCCAAACCTTTTTGAACTGTTTAAGGCGTTGTTTTACGTCATCTGAATATTGTTCAAGCTCATCGCTATCTAGATCATTAACAATATCCTCAGGCATGGGCTCACGCCCCTTATCTTCCTCGGGGGTATCATCCTCGATCTCGAAATCAAACTCGTTTTGATTTGAGTTTTCGTCCTCATCTGGAAATTTAAATTCCTTCATGTCCATATCAATGCTCCTTTATGGTCGGCGAATGCCTCGTGGGTCTTCAACAACAGCCTCTACCGTGTCATCGTTAATAATCCTGAACTCACGCCCATGGATGATTAATCGAGAACCGGAATTAGGACGAACCAAGATGAAATCGCCCTTCTTGCACCAAGGCCCATTTGGGAATCGGGTTTTGTCCTGATAACACTCGGGACCTAAATCGATCACAAACAAAACAGTCGTTAAGACTTCTTCATAATGCAAAGTCTGGTCAGCCTTTAACAAGCCGCTGTCATATTCCTTCTCGATTTCTGGGATAGCACATAAAATCCTGTACCCAGTCGGTTTCGGCAGTTGTCGTGCCTTTTCCTCTCCGCTTGCATTGATATCAATTGCTCCTATGACTTGCGGATCATTGGGGTTTGAGCCAATGAGAATCGTCATTAGATTTCTCCAGTGTATGTTTGAGGTCTAAGATGTACTCCTTCACAAGGAGAAGACCTCGAATCTCCCCGCAAATTCTTTGATATCCCTCGACACTCTCTGTGCCGAGGCATAAATGGTCTTTTAGCTGCTTGACCTTTCCGTCTATTTGGGAAATTAGGGTTTCAAATGCGTCCATTTTTGTCCTTTAGCCCTGATTTGAGCCCTTCTTATCCAACTCGGTTGCTGCTTTTAGCAATAGATTTGCCTTATCCTTGGACATTGCAATCCCTTGCTTTAGCCCTTCAAGCTCTTGTTTAGCTTCAAGCTCAGCCTGAGCCACCGCAGATTTAATGCCTGCATTCAAACCAGCAATCTCTTTCTGCGTCTCAATGCGCTCACGTTCGATCTGCAATTGATCAACCCGTGCTGCTGCATCGATCTTGTCTTTCAGGCTCTTGCGCTCAATTTCCATCTGTTTGAGTTGCAACTCCATTTGTTGTAATTGCAACATTGGATCCTGAGCCTGTTGCTGAGCCTTCTGCTGAGCGGCTTCGTTTTGGTTTTTCTGCAACAAACGCTCTGCTGCCTGAGCCAACAACGGAGCCAACCTTGCTTCCTGATCGGGATCAAGCGTGACTGGCTTGCCTTCATCATCCTGCTGTGGAGGAAGGTTCATGCCTAGCTGTTTCTCGATCTCGATACGGTATGCGAACCCTAAATGCTCAGCAATATGAGCCTGCATTGCAGCTTGGATCTGGCCTGCCATGGGGCTTTGACCAACCAATGCGGCAATTTTTGGATCCTGCATGGCAGACATATGAACCTTAATATGCGCCTCGTGATCTTGATAGGCAAACGCCTTAACCGGCTTGGAGTTTAGGACGTTTTGATTCTCTGTCACCGGGTCCGTCGGCTTTTGATCATCGTCCATCGGGATCAGCTTATTGGCATTTTTAACGCCCAGCACCTCCAGCATCTGACGGTGAAGCATCGGCATGTCATAAAACTGAGGAGCGCCTTGTGCCAATTGAAGGACCGCCTGATATTGGACGATCTTCTGAGCCATGGTTGCAGCATTCGGGTCAGAAACAGGGATTACATCCACCCGGTCATAGTCTGACTTACGGGCTTTTCTGCTTCCACCGTCCGGCTCATAGCTATATTCTTCCGGCGCATGCTCAGCGATAATTTCTTTCAATAGCTTGAGCTCTTGTTTAAGCGCAAAATGAATCCGTGCCTGAACAGCGCTCATCACCCTCAGGGTTCTTTCCAGAAGGGCGAGTGTGGTTCCAACCGGTGCCTGCGCAGACATATCAGATACCTGCATATCGGCTGTGTTGGCAAAACGCCTACCATCTTCAATGATGCCGTTCATTAGGCCCATCAAGACCTGAGATGGCTCTTTGTAAGGCAATGGATGGATGTTGTCCCTAATAGCACCACTAGCGATATCCACATCCCGCCATTCACCCGGTGCGATCGGGGTATCATCGCCCTTGACTCGCATACCACGGGTCTTAAACCCACCCGGCAGGTTAGACAGGGTTCCTGCGTCCACCAACTGGCGGATCAAGGATGTGCCAGACTTGGCATAAGCGCCCACCAAATGGATCAAGCCAAACGCATAAAAGCCAAAACCGGGGATGTATGGGTAATGAACAAAATGCTGGCGCTTCTTGTAATGCTTATCGCCCTCTTTCCAGTTCCTGCGGATCGAAAGGATCTTGTTACTGCCTTTTTCGATCGAAACAACATACGGCAAAGCAATGCCCGTTTGTTCTCCATCTTCATCTGTGTGCTCAAATCCTTCCAGATCGAGCTCAACCTGCATTTCAAGGATCTTGTACCGGTTGTCTGAAACCGCATTGAAACCCATTTTCTCTGCGATTTTCTTCTCGATCTCGTCCAGAATATTATCCGGCGGTCCAAGCTCGACATCCCGGTAGTAACCATTGACCTGAAGCTTGCGCATTTCATTCTCGGTTTTGCGCATGACATGTGTCACTCGCTCTGCCGACTCGAGATTAGGGGCTCCATAAGGCACCACAACGTCCTCTGCGGGGCAGAAAATTGATGCCTGACGTCCTAGGTTGGGATCTTCATAAACCTTCTTAAAACCGTTTCCTGATAGACCAACGCCCCAGAGCATTCTTTCCGTTTCCGGGCGATACTCAGGCATGTTATCGGTCAGTTCATGGTTCATGTCTTCCTGAACCCGCTTGGCGGCTTCTTTGTTTTCTTCCGTTTCTTTGCCAAGGATCTTGGTCTTGACCGGACCTTGTGCCGGGAAGATTGAGGCAATGGTTTCTGACTGGAACTTGACAACTGCCTCGGCCAGCAGGGGGTGGTAAACACCACAAGCACCTTCCCATGGCTCGGTCCTTTCTTCCATTTTCAAGCCAAGATACTCAAGACCGTCCACATAAGTCTGCATCCAGTCCCTGCGGGAACTGACGTCGGCCTCGAAATCAGAGATCAAATCAGATGCCAGAGAATCCAAAACATTCTCGCCGATCTCTTCGGCTAGGTTGTCATAGAAATCTGGGGTGTCTGGCTCGATTTCAATCTCAATCCCACCAATGTCGATCACAACCGACTCAGGATCCTCGATTTCGATTTCAATGGCTGGTTCGCCCATGGGGGCTTGGTAGAGGGCTTTATCAATATCCATGTCAGTAGTACGCCGCCTTTTTTTGGATTACGGTATCATCATCATCATCGGATTCAAGGCGGATAAATCCACCCTGTCTAAATCGTAATAGCGCTTGCGACATGGAATCCACAATGTCATCATGATCGCCATTTGGGAATGAGGCGCATTCTTCTATCACTTCATCCGCCCATCGCTTTTCTGGTGCCCACACATAACCCGAATGGAACAAGTCAGATACAGCGTTTACACGGGCTATCTTATCAGAACCCTTGCTTGGTGTATATTCCGCAAGAGGAATGCCCATCGCCCTTAATTCATAAATCAACGGGGCTCCTGACGCCCTTTTCTCAATAATCAGGCTATCGGGCTCCCATTCATAAAACAATTCATATGCCTTTTTCTTGAGCTGCGGGAACTCCATCCGGTCCTTAAAGCAGTCAAGAAGGATAATGTTCGGGACTTGGTAGCCTTCTTCATTGTCCTTGTAAAAAACACCCCATGTGGTGCAGACGGAGAAGTCGGCCCGGTTGTTTTTCTCAAAAGCCGTGTCCCAGCTCTGAATGAGGTACTCACAAGGGGGCGGGGATTCTTTCTCCCAGATCTTCCACATTTCCCTCTTAATGATCGCGCCCTCTTCTGAGGTGGGATTTTGCTGATACTGGGCTTCCCATTTACCGACAGGGATTTCGGCCTTGATGGCTTCCAGTTCTGTCTGGGACCAAAACTCTGGCCACAATGGCTTTCCGGACGGCATCAGGGCAGGGAACTCAATGACTTCCCATTGATCGCCTTCTCTCTTAATGGAATTGTTCAGTATCTGGCCTGTTAGGTCTCTCTTGGACCAACGGGTGTTATGGCTAACAAGCCCATTGGCAATGAAGTTTTCGGTGCGGTCTATCTCGACATCAAAGACCTCTTCCTGCCCGTCAGGGGTTATCGATACTATCGGGTCCGCCGTGAAGTCTGAGATACGCTGAAGCTCGTTCAAGTATGCTTGGCGTCTTTCCATACCCGACAGCAAGGTTGCAGTCGTTGCACAGGAGCCCTCGGACTTTCCCGGTTTCGTGGCAATGGTCGATGCACAGCTTGCCATTCCAATGCGCCCGTGTGTTGTGGCTGGTTGGAGGCTGTTTACAGATATCACAGAGGTTGCCACGCTCTGCAACCATTGCTTCATACCTCTCCAAAGTGATCCCGTAACGGTGCTTAATGCGTCTGGCTCTATTTTGCTCTGGCGTTTGTTTTGGGGGCGCGTATTGTTTCCGGTAGCATTTTGCACACAATCCTTTTGCAGAGATTGGCTCTCCGCAAGCGCATTCTTTCCCTTTCCATTGGCCATGAGCGCCCAGCGGCTTATAAGGCGCATCAGGGTTTCGGCGGTGGTAGGTGTCTCTTGACATGCAAGCGCCACATTTTCCGGGCTTTGTCTTTGCTTTTGAAGGTCTGTTGCATCCTTCAACGATACAAGTAAATCCCCTACCATCAGGTTTTTGAGCCTCGTCCATTCCAGCGCTCCTTCGTTCATCACGAGAAACGGGTGCCTCTCGTTCGCTCGGAGTATTTTACCAGATTGTGTTTGTATCCGGTATATGGAATCAACACCACTTGACTGCCAATTGTTAACTTTACTGACGGACAGTTTGCCGTTTTCGAAGGTCGCTACCACATCTCCGGGTCGAATGTCTTTTAGAGGCTTTTCGACGCCGTTTGCCATCAAGACTGGCGTATCGCCGGTCATGCACATCACAACAATAATTGATCCGCCCGGTTGCAGACGTTGACGAGGTCCAGATGAATACCATTCATAAACTCTGTCATAGACCTCAGGATTACCCTGCATGGCTTCCTGTTCGGAATGGGGATCGTCAATGATCAAAAGATCAGCGCCCTTACCGGTTACAGCACCGCCCACACCAATAGCGAAGTAATCACCGCCCTTGGATGTATTCCATCTTCCAGCCGCCTTTGAATCGCTCGAGAGCTTGGTCTTGAACACCTTCTGGTAATCCAAGCTATTCACAAGGTTACGCACCTTCCGGCCAAAACCAACTGCCAGTTCGGCTGTGTGGGCTGTCTGGATAATCTTTTTCTCTGGGTAAATACCCAAAAACCAAGCTGGCAACAAAAATGAAGCAAATTCAGACTTGGTGTGCCGAGGAGGCATGTTAATGATTAGCCTCTTGAGCTCCCCTTTGGCAACCCTTTCAAAGGCATCCGCCATGATCTTATGGTGCCGCCCAGATATGAAAGATGGCCACATCTCCTGAACGAAGGCCAGAAAACTCTCTTTGCTTCGTTCGTTTTTATCGGCTTGCAATAACTGATTGATTTTGGCTATATCAGGCGAGTTGGCAGGAAGGATCTCCAGCACCTTCAGGTACTTCTCAACCTCTTCCCGGGTCAACAGGCTCATAAAGACTTAACCTTATCCACAGAGTCATCGATCAGCTTGATCGACCTAATCTTATGTGGTTGGATCTCAAGCAATCCTTGCTCTTTCAGGGCATGGATATGCTTATGGACATTTGACTTACTTTTTATCCCAAGCCCTTCACAGATATTTGTGTAGGACGGAGGATAGCCCTTAACGGACAAGTAAGCCTTAATGAATTCCAAAACCATCTTCTGGCGCTTCGTCATCTTCTATCCAAACATACTCAGGTGTCTTAGGGCCTACATACGCCCCAAGGATGTTGTATTCAAAATAATCCAAGGCATCTTCCCAGTCCATGTCCTGAGACAGCTTCAGAACAATTGCATAGGCGTTGTACAGGGCCACCCATTCATCGTCCACCACCGTGACGCCCAACAGGCAATCATCAAAGCCATCCGCCAAAAGGATTTGGGAATCAAGCTCCCTAATTTTTTGCAACATATACCCCACCCCTTTTTGAAATTTAAAGCCTATGGGGGGTATTTTATAGAAGGATGTTTAAACAGTCAAGAACGTTCTCGACCCCCGGGGGGGCCTCGACGGAATTTCATTCACGGTCTGGATAGGGGGGAACGTTCTATGTTTGGAGGGAGTGGTGATTGAATGTGTGGATCTTACTGTATATCCGACTGACGCACGACCGGTCGATTATGCGGGGGTGGGGATGGGTGGGGTCGACTACCGGACGATTGACTAACCCCCTCATCATTTCTTAGCCACTGTATAGATAGACAGCCTGTATGGATGATCAGTGCTGTATGGATAGCCAGTGACAATGACAGCCCTATGCCGATAGTCTAAAGCTATCAAGACAGGGTTGAGGTCAGGTGTTTTCCCGGGTTTTGCCGAGACCCCGATAGTCTTTAACTATCAGAGGTCTGGCTGTAGCTGGTGCAACTGATGCTAAGTGCTTGATTTGTAACGAAGTCACTCTGGTGGTCAATGCTTGGTCACTTGGTCTAGCAGGGCTAAGTGCTTGCTGAGTTCATCCTTTAAGGCTTCAGGATTGATCTGTTCGACTGTAGTCTCTACCTTGTCTGTGTACATACCTACTGCTTTGCCCATGAGTTCTAAGGCTCTTAGCTTCTGAGCATCACCTTTCATCTCTTGTGAATGCCTCAATAACTCACTCATGATATGCCTTCTCATCAAGGCAGAATCTGACAATAAAGCGTTCTCTGACTTGTCCAAGCTTGCTTCAAGCAATGCCTTGACCTTTGGGTCATTTGCAACCTTGTTCGCATTACTTGCAATGGTGCCCTCGTTATCATTCGTGTTGTTGTATGCCTTACGATAAGCCTCTCTTTGGCTCAATCCCTGCACCATATAGCTCACGAATAATCTTTGTTTAGCTGTGAGTCTTCCCTTTTCTCTCTCTGTACCTATTGGCTTTGAGTCTGATCGCCTTAGTGTTTCTTTAGTGCGCCCAACCATTGCTCGCATCTGCTCGCTCGAGAAATCGGGCTCGATGGGTTGAAAATGATTCTCATCTGCATTTGTCATTTCACTGATCCTTTCGTTTCTGTCGTGCCTGTGTCGTGCCTGTGTCGCACAAGTGGCGTTCTCTATGTGTTCCAGTTTACCTTAGCCTTCCATTTTGCAAAACCCCCTCTTCCAAACATCGAAAGTATGTACTAGTGCTTTTTTTGTGTTTGGGCTTGCACAAGTGTTTAAACGATGTTGTAATTCTATTCATGCAGTGATCGTTCTTTAGCAGCAGACAGTAAGCCCCTGATCTTGGGTGAGTAAGCGAAAGGTCTCTGGGTGTTCCCGCTCAAGTCACAAGGGGAAATCGGACAGAATCCGACTGGTCTAGCAGAGAACCTAGACAGTATGCGAAGCGAGACAGCGCACTCACCTATGGGCGGATCATGGGTGCAAGTAACGCTGACAATATCTCGCAAACATGTTGGCGTGAAGCAACAGCCCCCACCACATCGTTCACCGCAGTTTGGTGGCTACCTCAAGGTTCTCGACTAGATCTTGCAGGTAGCGGACAGTGCAGGCTATCGAGTGAGCTTCAGCGTCAATCGACAAGTATTTCCGAGCCCATTCACTGAGTGTGGCTCGGGAGTGCAACGTCAAACAGGAGAGAGCATGAGTAAGAAACTTCAGCGAGATATCGAAAACATCCGCAAGCATCTGGCACACGGTAACAGGCAGTCAGCGCAACAGATAGCTGATTTCCTGATCCGCTCCGCTAGATCTGACCGGGCTCGCAACGACATCATCAACGCTTTGAAGGGGATTTAAATGTTTGAAGACCAGATTTACCTAGATCAACAGGATGCATCGGACAGGTTCTGCAATGCAGTCTACGCAAGCCTGCCACCTGATGATCTCGGTCAGGCATATGACAGGTATGTACAACAATGCCAAGACAATGGGTGGACGCCTGTGTCTTGGGAGGTTTTTCTTAGAGGTTAAAGCCCAACTGATGAGACCTAGTGAGGTCGAAACCCTCTGATTGGAGGGTATTGGGATACACGCCCGTTTCCCTTCGGGATGTTCGGGCAGGAGAGGAAACCATGCAAGTTGAATTGAGGAAATTCGAGGTGACCGTTGATTTCATCGGGACACGCACCTACACCATCGAGGCGGTAGACGCTGATGATGCGATGGACATTGCCCAATTGATAGGGCTGAAAGATCGCCAGAACAACAACCTGCCAGACATCTTTGTCGAGGCAGTATGCGCTGAACAAGGGGAGTAACCATGTACAACTTTGACCTGAATCTTAGCACCAAGCGGTACGCCATTGAGATCGATACCGCCGAGCAATACGGATATTTCCAGAACAACCACACCGGAACCGAGGGCGGTCTTTGGTTCTGCGACAAGGAATTGGTTGACTATGACGGTGTCGTTGTCCTTCCGAAGGAAGTGGAACAAGCCCTTATCAAAGCTGGATACAACACAGGAGAGGAAGAATGCTGACCATTATCACCAAAAGACTCAAGCCCACCGACACGAAGGGCACCCGGATCAAAGCCACGATCCACTCGCCAATATTCCGGGACGGATCTAAATCTGTGACGATCCCATGGGATCACAGCCTGTCACACATCAAGTGCCATAACAAGGCGGCTCAAGCGGCTCTGGATGCCTTTAACAAGGCATATGACGGCAGTCCTTACCCGCCTTATACGATCAAAGACCTGTCGTTGGGCATGATGTATAGCTGTGATTGCGTCTATGTACTGACATCCAACCATGCAGAGATTTGAAACGATTCATAGGGAGATTTGAAATGATTCACGACTACGGGACAACAGGATCAAACTACTGGACTTGGCTCAGAATGGGGAATCACTTCCCGCACCAATACGGTTTCTTCTGGGAAGAATGCTTTGATGGTCTGCTTGACGCACCTGACTGGATCCCTTCGGGGAGTGTCCGCCGCAACGACACAATTTCAATGATTGAAGTATCAGTAATTTCAAGGGGATAGACATGCACCACTTCTACGCTTCAAGTATCGCATCACACGCAGTGACAAACGAAAAACGGGACTTGCCCGCACTCATGAGGCTATTCGAAGCCGAGGGTTTTCCCTATGCAGTCTGGTATGTACCACTTCCAAGTGATGCTCATTATTCAATTGAGTGCTATGCGCCTAAGGTTGAGGGTGCTATCAAGCTGGGTGTGTTTAACAAGTGAACCGCCACCCCTTCGGGGGTTTGCGGGCTTTTAAGGGGAGATTTATGGATAACTTTTCTTACATCGTGATTGGCACGGACGAAAACGACACGGTCTGGGCTTATCGAATGGCATCGCTGGACGATGCGCACCTGTTTGTCAAGGTAATGAATGCCCGGAAGGACATTGACATTCATTTTCAGGTAATCGCCCTGATGGGTGAGATGACAGCCGCTCAGGCTATTGATAACTTATTGGATCTAAAGGGGATTGAGGATGTTTAACGCTGTCGGGATTGCAGAAGGCTGGATCGAGGCTGAGTCTGAAGAGGAATACCTACAGGCTTGGCAGGAATTGGGGGACACCGGGCTTGCTTGGAAGCTTCAGGGATGGTTCGGGCGCACTGCCATGCAATTAATTGAGGGAGGACATATCAATGCACCAAGCACTTAATGCTTTGCTGTTACTGATAGCGGGCGGATTTGACTTTTCCGCTTCGCTGAAGACGGTCTCTGACCGATTTGGGGTTAACCCTGACTTGCTCGCTTACGAGTTTGACCGAGCCAATGATGATCAATGGGAGGAATGATGATTGCTTACAAGGGAATTGACGGACGTTTGAGCGGGAGGTTGCAGAGGGGAGGCTTGTCCCTCTGTATCTGGAAATCAATTCATACAAGATCGGCAAGCCCGAGCCAAACGGGATCGAATGGACTGCCTACGCTCGAGGCGAGGATGACATCGAATACATGCTGTTCGAGTTCGCACCTGTCGGTCAGCTTGCAAAATTTACCGAAGAATCTGTTGACTTAATCGAGGAGGTTTGACATGGAACACTTATTCAGCATTGTCAAAAACACAAGATGGGCAGACATCTTCGTGCAAGGTGAAAACGATTTCACCGTGAGGCTTTTGAAAAACGGAAGGTTTGTCAGAGAGGAGAAATCTGATGAGCTTGATTATTGCCGTCAAGTGGCGGAGGAATTTGTACAGGAGATTTTTACAGGGGATTTGAAATGAAAACCAGTGAACTAACAGGGCTTGCCCTTGATTGGGCGGTTGCCAAGTGCGAAAAGCTAGACGTGTATTTGGACTACATACCTTGGCAATGGATCGATGTGGGTGTTCTTGTAGACTTTTCTGATTCTGAACACAACATTCACTATCAACCATCAACCCACTGGGGTTGGGCAGGACCAATCATCGAGCGTGAAGGCATTCAGATCCAGAGACATGCGTCTGGGTGGATTGCCTTGCCACCAGACACTGAGTTTTCAGAGGAAGCATATCAAGAGGGCGAAACACCGCTCGTTGCCGCCATGCGATGTTATGTAGCCAGTAAGTTTGGCGATGAAATTGAGATACCGGAGGAATTAAAATGAACCGAGAGCAATGGCTAGAAAAAGCAACATCCAAGTTCCGCCCTGAGTTTGAAAAGGCGGGTTTCCCTTTACCTGAAAAGATCCGTTCCATCGAGCAAGGCTCGAGCCCGCCGGAACATGGCAATTGGCGAACACTGGAGCCCCAAAGCTTCATGTGACCAGACCCATGAGATCTTTATCTCACCAGTTCTTAATGACGAGTTAAGCGTTTTAGCAACACTTGTGCATGAACTTTGCCATGCCGCCACAGACGGGGATGGTCACAAAGGTAGGTTCCCTGCCTCAGCCAAAGCCCTGAAGCTCGAGGGCAAGCCCACAGCAACATTCGGTGGTGATACGTTTAAACAGTCATTCGCCCCGATATTCAAGACCCTTGGCGAATATCCCCATGCAAAGCTCAATGCAATGGCTAACCTGAAGAAACAAGGTACACGCATGCTCAAGGCTCAATGCCCTGCATGTGAGTACACCGTTCGCCTGACCGCCAAGTGGGCAGAGATGGGATTGCCAACTTGCATCTGCGGGGAAGAGTTAGAACTAGCCTGAGACCTCTCAGATCGCTCTATACGGGGCGATCTGAGGTCGGGTAATATGTATAGGTGGGTAGAGGAGAAAATCGCTTGAGGACAGTGTCATGGAAAACGTGGAATTGTTAGAAAAGGTGGCTGAGGCTATCGAGGGTGAGCAGATCGAGGATGTGCTTGAGGTTCTGGTATCGATCACCCTGTCATGTTCGCTGTCAATTGGTGTCACGAAGGACGGTATTGACAAGTTTTTTTTGGAGAGTAGCAACCGGGTGTATCAAAACCTGATCGTCCCGGAGGGTAAAACCTTGCATTAATTTTCATTGGGAGAGGGATATGTTGAAGGAATATCGTTTTGTTGGTTACATCCACCAGAAGGTGATGGTGTCGGTCGTTGCTGAGAATGACGAAGAGGCGAGTGATCGGGCTTATTCGATCCACCCGGATGACTGGGACAAGGTCGGCACGGGTTGCGTTGAAGAGGTCGAGATACTCGACTGCTACCAACTGGAGGTCGATGATGAATCTTGAGCAAAGAATCGCCATTCGCCATTACCTAGAGGACTACCCGCATGATTGGGAGTTTGACAGGATCGTGAACCACTTGATAGACGGCTATGAATTCGAGCCTGAGGTCAAACCCAAAAGCCTTTACGGGAGGGTAGACGGGCGAGAATTGAACGCCCTGATCTTGAGGGCTTACAGGAATCTTGCAAACAGGGGGTCTTTGTGAAAACGCTGCTCGAGTATTTGGCTTGGACTGCTTCGATCGTCCTTGCTGTCTTTTATATCGGTCTGTTGGTTAATTTAAATGCTCTATAGGGAGAGGAAAATGGATAGGTTTCAACTATATGCCTTGGATCAGGTCTTATCTGAATACCCGGACGATATGGACTATTTCGAAATCTTGGCTTACCTGAGAAATGGCGGGCATGAGGACATTGTCACCACTGAGGAATATGGCTACTCGTCCAACGAAGATGCCGCCGATTCAATTGAAAAGATTTGCCGGGATGTTCAGGATTGGTTCACTGACCCTGACACGATATCCATCAACTGGTCTATCTTCGATGTAAAGGATCAGGCTGACCGGGACGGTCTTTTTGTTTCAAGCAGAGAGGCTCAGCAAATTCTTCAGATGCTGAAGCAAAATCACAATCCGGAGGTTGGTATCAACTGGAATGTGGTCTCTGACACCATAGCCATCTTCAAAGATTCGATCAGAGATGCCTAATCAAACAACCCCCCTGCCCTTTCGGGTGGGGGATTTTTTTTAGCCTTTTTGAGACGTTTAAACGCCTCATCCTTTACCTTTTGCTTGTCCTGATACCTTTCGATGTAGCTCAGGGCGGCATCGATACGGTCTTTGTCTTTTGCAGATTTGTTCACAAGCCTCACCGCACAGTCAAAACAGTGTTTCAAATTGTAAACGAGAGAGTCTTTTTGGCAGTATTCACAATCAGAATGCATCATCTGGCTCGGTGTAATTACCGGCGATCTTGTTGTACAGGAGCTTGGTTTCACCCTGAGTGCCCACCCATCTGTAGCGGGATTTCCAGACAGCGATCTCAACTTCCCTGCCTTCGCCACGATGGACAGTCAGACCGCAGTCAGCTTTCGCCCACCAAGCCATGGATCCGGAGATCGACATACCATCCGGGCGGGGGAGGTCGTTGCCTGAACGAGCCATCTTGGCAGGGTGAGCAACAAACCAGATATGGACGCTATATGCTTTTGCAAACGAATGAATCCGGGTAAGCATATTCGAAATGAACTCGGTCTCTGAGGTGTCTCTTTCGTTGATGATGTAGTTATATGGGTCGATGACCAGACCTCGGATGCCGAGGCGAGCAACAGCTGATTTCGCCCTTTCCAGAACCGAATCGATACTGGCGGGAGCCACGCCCTCTGAATCCAGAAACAGGAAATGCTCTTTGACCCACTGGAGGGCTTCATCTCTTTCCTCTTGGCTCATGCGGTTTGTGCCTTCGAAGAAACGCTTTCCCGTGTAAAGCTCGGTCAGGCGGGTG